ACACTAATTTGTTTTTTGTCTGTTTTTTGTATTTTCATCGCTTTTCTAAAATTTTAACACACAAAGATACATCAAGTTTCTAAATAAACCAAATTTCAAACGTTTGTAAACGGTTATTTTAGCATTTATTAGCCTAACTACTAATTTTATTCGATAAAATAATTATATATTTAGCCATAAAGTATATATTTTTATACTAATTGATTAAACGGCTATGTAATGTTAATATTTCGATAAATAGCTAATTATATTCGATAGAATTTTTGTATTTTTTATAACCGCACCACCAATTTTGTTTTCCATCTTTGAAAGCCAGCACCATTAGTGTGATTTGGTGGTTTTCGTTGTGTAAATTTGCTCTTATTATATTATATTTGTTAGCTAAATAGTAGAAAGTTTTATTTTGAAATTGACAAGTGCCTGTATCCTTCGTAGATGACACCACTCCCATACGTGTTTGCATATCTTTATAGTAGTTATCAACTCCTATTTCGTTATAAATTGTGTGTTTTATATCATAGAAGTACTCAAAAGCACTGTATTTATTACAGTAATAAATAAGTTTATAGTCTAAATCGTCGTTTAATTCGATAAAATTACTAATAACATAGCTACGTTGTAGCTCTTTAAACTCTTTTTCGCAACTTATTAAAAATGATATTAATAATATGTATATAACTTTTTTCATATCAAAATATTTTTAGTAAACATTCTTTATATATGCGATTAACAGCTGCATTGTAATACTCATTATCAATTTCGCACCCGATAAAATTTTTATTCAAATTATAACAAGCTACACCAGTAGCAGCGCTCCCTGCAAAAGGATCAAATACTGTAAAATCATTAGTTCCATTATCTACTAACTCAATCAAAACTTCCATAAGTTTTACTGGTTTTTCGGTGGGATGGATTTGAGAGTGCGTGCTCCTTACAGTATTATAAATACTAACAATACTTTTTACTACTCTCCCTTTATTATATCTATTAAAAATGATATAAGATATATCATTTGTATAATTTAAATCGTTTACAGTAACTTTAAATTTACTTTTATGGTTTGTTTTTATACCACCATTTCTCCATTTTAAAAGATCGTCATAAGTTTTTATACTATTTATACCACTAATTATTCGTTTTATATCATTTTCTAATATTTGTATATAATCTTTATCATCATAATTAAATATTTCGTCAGTATACTCTTTATAAACCCTATTAATAGTGCCATTCCCTTTTGTAAATATATATACCATCTCGTGTATGCGGTGTAAGTTAAGTGTAAAAGTGCTAATATTTTTTTTATTCCAGACTATTTCCTCCTTAAACTTAAAACCAACTTCATCGGCTATTACCATCCTTTTTGCATTCTCAACGCCCCTACCAAAAAATACTAAAAAACCATCTTTTTTTATTATCTCATATGCAAGCTTAAAAAATTTTTGATTATCAAACCACTTGTCCAGCTTGTGTTCAAGATAGCCATATGGTGGATCAGTGATAATAGCATTTACACTAATACCTTCACTTATTAATAGCTCCATAGTCCGCACACAATCAGCATTGTAGAGCTTTATATAATTATTATTATCATTATATACGTATGTTCTCATATTTTTTATTTTATTTTGAAATTAAACCTAAAATTACCAATAACCCCACCAAAGTAGCACCAGCAAAAGTATTGCGCTGTCTTTTTACTTTTTTTAGTTTTTGTTTATACATAGTTTCCAAGCTCGCATTTACACTATCTTTTAAACTAATTACACTATCTTGAATGTTAATAATATTAGCATATAAGTTATTTTGTATATAACAATTAGCTAACAGCTCGCTATCTTGCTGTAAATGTAATAATTTTATAGTCAATTTTTGCACACTCATACTGTCAAAACATATAAACGTATCTGTTTTTTGTATATTAGTATGCAGTAAAGTATCGTAAAAGCTAATATAGTCGTCGTGTTTATAAACATATATACTATCTATCTTTTGTTTATATCTAATTTTTATTACTGTATCTACTTTTTTAGCTTGTTTTATAGCATTTTGCAAGCTATCTATAGCCAAATTACTGTTATTAATACGTTCTTTATAGCTATTTATAAGTTCTTTATTAGTATTTATTATACTATTTTTCTTTTTTATACTTTCTATATTAAACAAAATAGCTGCTAACAGCACTAATATTACAAAAAATAACTTTTTTTCTCTTTTATTCATAATAATTTTTATCAAATTCATTATACAGCTCACGTATTTTCTTATATAATCTAAAACGCTCCTCCAACCCATTGTAGCCACCGTTTATTTTTTTAGTAAGTGCTTTGCATACATTATAAGCATTTTCCTTGTCTACAATGTAACTATTGAGATTATTAACATCCCAATAAAAAAAAGCTGAAAGCACTGCAAACTGTGGCTGCAATAGCAAATCTGGACTGTCAACAAATATTTTACTATCATTATACCATTTTGAGAATTTCAAATAGTTATTTTTTCCTGTTAGCTGTATCAAGCCACGCCCCCTGTATTTCCAACCATCACCAGAAAGCTCGCTGCCATTGCCCATCCTGTTAGCATATACCTTGTTAGCTATTTTTTCAGGTTTATAGGCATATTCATTAGCTTCGTCGATAGTTTTAAAGTATTTCGGAAAAACTTTCAATAATCGTTTAGCACTATATGTAAATTTCTCTTCTATGTAGTTCATATATCCACTTTCATAGTTCATTTGAGCTAAAAAATGACAAATTCGTTCAGAAGTGTTTATCTTGTATTTGTCGCAATACTGTAAAAAGTAGCTGTAATACTCGCTTTTGATAAATCCAAAATTTTTTGCTCGTTCTAATAAATTTTTTGTATCCATAATTTTTTTTACAAATATACATAAAAATTTTAATATAAAAAAAGAGGGCTCTTGCGAGCCCCCTCACCCCCAAAAAAATAAAAAATTATGAAAACACTGTATAGGAGTGGTAAAAGCCAGGTTAACTGCGCAAGCTGTTAACAATTCAGTTCAGGCTTTTACATCGCAAAATTACAAAATATTTTTTACATAACAAAATTTTTTTAACTTTTTTCTGTTAATTTTTTTATTTTTTTTATAAAATAATCTATAACATATTCAGCTACATACAAATTTAAAAACTGCGCAGTTATGAAGCTAAAAAATAAAATGTCTAATTTTATCTTTATAAAAAAGTAATAAATAACAGCTACTATTACACCTATTATTAATATTATCCATCTTTTTTGTAGTTTTATTTTTGTTATTAATTTGCTTTTTGTTATCATATAACCTAATAACATTACACTACATATATAACTTACATCCAAGTTATCTATTATCAACTTAATATACTCATTCATCGCCGTTTAATCCCTTTTTAGCTAAATTTATCTTAATTTTATCTACTTTACTGCAAATTTCTGTCATTTTTTTATCTAAGTTATCTACTTTTTCAGATAAATTTTTATTTTCTTCGACTAATTTTGTAATTTGTATTTTTGTATTTACATAACCTCCTATTATAGCTACCAACAACGCTATTATAGAGACTAATTCAGAAATATTAAAGTTAAATTCCATATTTTTTATATTATTTTTAAATCTTCACAACTGTTTAAACTTGTATTTAACTTCACCTCGCAATTCAGTATCCATCCTGTAATTTTTTCGCTGTACGCCTCGTCTGATACAGCTGTTAAAGTAAAATTAGTGGCATAATGCACACGTTTTAGATAAAATTGTAGATAAATAAGTCTTTTTAACAAATCATCTTGCACTTCTATGACATTACTATTATCAGTTTTTAGCTTATCAAAAGCAAAAAAATTAAACTTCAAATTAGTTATAGAATTCTCTAAAATACTATGATTGAAGCCGTCAACGTGATAGACGAGTAGAGGATATTTCAACTTTTTTTCAGTAAAAACGTTGTTAACATAAGAATAGTAGTAGCTTGCAAAAAATTGCTCGCTTGCTAAAAAATTATCTATGTCTATTAAAAATTCTTTAAAAGTCATAATATATCAAAATTTTTAAATGCTCGACTGGTAGTTATAAAGCCACTATAATAATTATTTATAAACTTTATCATAGTGTGTTTGTGAAATTCTTTATCGCTATTGAGTTGGTCTAATAGTGTTTTTCGCTCTGTATCGCTCACCCGCACTGCATTTTCGGCGTTCATACTAACAATTCCACTCGCACGTATCTGATACGTCAAAGTCGTTACTGCTCTATACTCTATACACTTTGTAATGTATAATAACATATAGTGTTTTAGCTGTATATCTTGTGTAGTCTGCGTTTCATTAGTCCAACGTTGCAAAAAATCTTCAAAAAAGTTATTTTTGAATAAAGGCAAAAATTCAATTTCTTTCACATTTTGCAATAAAGTAGCTATAACATCATCATTGATATTTTTCTGCATAATACTCACGTCCTTTATATCAGCTACTGTAAACAATTCCTCAAATGTCATATTTTTTCATTTATTTATAGGTTCTAAAACAAAAACTTGGTGCCAATAGTGTCTGCACCAGGGATAGTTTTTATACCACCCTCCTCTATAAAGCCACACATCTAATCCAGCTCTCGCCGATATCATATCTATTTCCTTTTTAGTGTAAATTCTATTTTCCGTAATCATTTGTATACAAAATTTGCGAGAAGTAGGAATTATCGGATCTCCGTAACCTGGTTTTACCGTATATCTATAATACGTTCTAACTACTTGAATATTAGTATTTTGTAATAAATTTTTTCCTGCTTTCGTTACGTCAAAGCCTTTTATATAACCATTCTCTTTCAATATCTCTAATGATTTGTCTAATCTGTCTTTTGAAATACTCAATTCATCGCATAAATTCAATAAATTGCCTTTTTCATTAAGTGTATTCAGTATAACATAATCATTATAGCTTAAATTTTGTGCAAATTGCATATATTTCACTACTTCATAATCTTCAATTCCACCACTTCCATCCTCTTCTAACCCGTGTTCATAGACTATTTTTACACTATCATCTAATTTTTTTCCTGCTTTGCTAAATAAATCTAATATAAAATCTACATTTTCATCTTCAATAAACTCTTTTTCACTACTAAACATATAATTTGTAGTAGATTGCTTTAAAAAATTAGGTAAAATCTCTTCTATTTCGACGTTTATACCTATGTTTTTTAAACAATCTAACAAATAATTTCGACGAGGTAATATGTATTGTGCACGAAAAATGTCAAAACTGGTTGCAAGCTCCGTTGCACCACCCAACTGGCCCGGAGTTTTAATGCCCACCAACAAAGGATTTGTGATTTGGTGTGATATTAATATGTCTTCTTTAATAGCCTCCCAGACAGCGTTGTAGCGGTCTACCATATCTGTTTGGGGTATAGGATTTACAACGACCGAAGGTGAATCACCTTCTGAAAAGTTTATATAAGCTGCACCCCAATTGTTTTTATCGTAAATAGATTTTTTTAAATCGTTGATGTAATCTTGCTTTTCCGCCTCACTTAACTGCTTACCTGCAATTATATCTATTATTGAACTCGCTTTAAAACCGTTGTAAATTTCACCTAAATTGTAAAACTTTATCGCTATATCGGTCAAAATTGAAGGTATAGCAGAATTGTAAACAGGCACAGGATAGTTATTTATAGAATTTACATTATTTTCATCGCTTAAAATAAACGGGTCAAGGCCATAAAAAGCTATTGCACTATTATTTATCCAATCTTCGTCAAAAAAATCACTATAATAAATGATATTTTTTCGACCAGTCCAGTTCTTGCAGTAAGCATATGAACCATCTTTTAGAATTCTAACATTAGCTATACTTATGTAATCGCATTTTAAGATGTTATTGAATTTCTCAAATTTTAATGCAAACCCGTTAAAAATTTCATAATCTTTTATTATCTTTTTTACAATTTCATTAATATCGTCTAAAAAGTAGTATCCATCAGCGTTTACACTCTTTATTCCACCGCTGTAAATATAATTGTTTTTGCCATTAATGATGCCTTGATGCAGACCGCTGTTTATGAATAAATAATTGAGAAAATATGAGTAATTATCTCTATCCCCCCACTTTATTATATCTCCACTCGTGCTTTTTATAGAAGGTTTTGGTATAATTATCTCAAAATTTATCTGTTTCATAGCAATTAAGTTTTTAAAAAGGGAGTTTTGGGCTCCCTTTTTAATATATTTTTTTTATACTGTTTCTTCAGCTATAGATAGTGTCTCCATAACTGTTTCGGAGACTATTAACATATTAGAAGTTTGTCGGTGAGTAGCTGTCAAAGTTACTCCACAAGCGTCCTCTAAAGCAGTGCCTGTCGAGTAATTTGCAACGAACTTTGCTCCGCCCTCGTGGAAATACATTTCATAAGTGCCATCAGCTTTTTTGATAATTACCATATGTCTGCCTTTTGTCAAAGCTTCGATTTGTGCAAGCACGTTGTTGTCCATTTTATTAACTTTTATCTCGCATGCTTGTTCAAAAGCCGCACTTGAGTTCTCCTGACTTCCAATTGCATTGCTCGAGAAATTACTCGTTTCAGGTTCAAAAGCTATTTTATACGCTTTTGCATCTGATACTAAAGTCAAAGCACTAACTTGAAAATCAGTAACAGTCAAGGTATCAACATCATCTATGTTTATGAAGTAAGATTCAGACACGCCGCCAGGTGTGTCGCAATCTTTTAAACTAATCCCATTGGTTAATTTACAAATCATAATTACCTCCTTTTTTAAGTACCTACGTAATAAACATAATTTGATATCTCTGCTATGGTAGTACCGAGATAAAGCTTAGCTTGAAATCTAATTTTCCCGTGATCTGGATCATACCACACACGTGTATCAGCGAAATCACTCTCTAAATCAGTAGCTAAAAATAAATAATTTGCAATCCCAGCTACTGCTTTAGTGCCAGTCAACGATGGAGTTGTAACGACTAATGCGTTTGTTAAAGGTAATTTAAACCTGTTATTTATCACTTCTATAGCGGAAGTAATCGGGGCTGTGGCGTTTTTTATCTCACTTCTGACTAATGTCATAAAATTGGGAGAAATAAAAATAACAGGTTCTGCTTCTTCTTCAGTTTGCCAATCGTATGGCATTGCGTTGTACAGTTCTGTTAAAATGTCTGTTGGAGCTGTTAAAGAAGGTGTAAACGAGGTTCCATTAATTAAAATTTTGTTTAAAATACCGTTAGTTGCATCGCCATATGCGAAACGATTAACATTCTTTTTTAGACGTTTAGTAAAATAAGCTAAAATGCCATCTTCTATTGTAATACTTTCGTTTCTCCCTCCTGGAGTTATATAAACTTCCAAAGAGCTATTTACAAGTTCATCTAAACACATTTCTAATCCCATCTCTAGTTTTTCAACTTCAATATTTACATCTCCTAAAATAAGAGTGGTTGTGTCGTGAAATCCACACCCCTGATCTGGTACAAGTTCATTAGCTCCACTTATGCCTTCAAAAAAAATTTTTGGCACTTTTTGTTTTCCTTTTATATTTGTTATAATTCTTAAAAGGTCTAAATCATCCGAACTATCAAAAACACTATATATTACATCTTCTATTTTATCTTGTGTAATATTAATGTCTGTAGTTCCAGTTTTGTCTATTACAAACCTGAACTTATTTCCGCCTACTTGTTGTAGCGATAATTTTCTATTTACTTTGAAACTAAAATCCATATTTTACCTCCTTTTTTTTTTTAAATTTTTACTTTAATTTTCGAAAAATCTGTTCTAATGTTACTATTACTTTCATCTGTCAAAGGTTTTTGCTTTTTAGCAGTCGCAGTAGGTTTAGCTGTCATAAAAGAATTTATTTTCTCTTCTATTTCAGCAATTTTTTTGTTCATTTCGTCTAATGTTTTCTTTACCTCATCATCATTACTCATAGCTTCTTTGCTTGTAACTTCGTTGATTTCAGTAATAGTGCCATTTTCGTCGACTACGACTTCATAAACTTTCTCTTCATAGTTTATGAGATAAGTACCTTTTTCTAATGTTACTTTTGTGCCATCTTCAGCTACAGCGTAAATTAGCTGTCCAAGCTCGAGAGCATCAAAAGTTACCTGCACGCCTTGATCTGTAACGGCGTCCAGGAATTTTTCTTTTGTTTTTTCTTTTTGTTTTTCTTTTTTCATATTTTTTTTGTTTTGTTGGTTTGTATCTTTTTTTAAATTTAAACTCAATTTTTTTAAATCAGCTACGACTTCTATACTAAAGCCTCGCAACTTTTTGTCTTTTATCATATTCCAAATTTTTTTATCGACTACCTTGTAACTCACTATCCACGTGCCCTTTGGCAAAACGCCAAATTTTTCGGGAGCTCGCTTGTTATCATCTACGAAGTAACTTTCTAATAGTATAGCACTACCTTCAAGCGTTTCACCATCGTGCTCTATACTTATTTTGTTAAAATTATTTTTGCTAAAATAGTCAAAAGCCATCTTTTCTATCGCTTCAGGAGTAAATACCAACTTGTATTCGTAGCCATCATCGTTGCGATAGATAGGTGTATTTGCTAACATCACCACACTCGTAACTACCTGTTTTTCGTCATCATAAAAATTCAAGACTTGTTTTTTTCTATTAAAAAACAGCCACTCCTTTTCTGTAGCTGGTTCGGAGACAAAGGAGTTTACAATCATTTCGATATCTTTAGTTTCGTCGATTTTATATACATCCATATAAATTATTTTTTACAAATATACGTATTTTATCTATTAATTAATCATCTTTGTCAAAATTTTCACGTTGTAACGTGAAAATCTGCACAAAACTATCTTTAACTATCACTTTTAAATCATCTATATCATTAATTTCTAATCTATCCCAGTAACGTTTTAATAAATTTTTGCGAAATTGCTCTCGAATTTCTTTATTAGTAGTGTATAAATTAATCGTGCAGTGCAGATTTTTACTATTATCTTTATAGTATATATCTGCGATTTCATTATTAAAATATATATATATACTTTTCATAACACTTGATTTACACTAATTCTACGAATTCTATTTTGAGTAGATGTAATGTCGCTTTCTAAAACGTAAACCTGTTGAGGCGGGGGTTCAGTAGCCCTATTTTCCTGAACAGCATTATAATTTTGATTTACGTTGTTTGTGAGTGCAGGATTGACACCACCGCCAATACCTATATTCCCTGAATTAGCTATTTGTTTTGCTTGTGAAATAGTCGATGCGATTATTCCCATAAACGTTGCTAAAGTAGTGACGAAATAAGCGATTTTAGAGATAGGGTCTGGCATATCTTTCGCCCCGTCAATAGCAGCTCGCACTGCTGCACCCATCGCTGCCGCCTGGTTCAAAGCTAAAGAAACCATCGCCAAGGTTTTTTGCTGTTTTGAGTTCTCTTCCGACATTGCACTCATACTAGAAAAAATTTGTGATAAACCACCGAGAATTTTTTCACTATATTCCAAATTCATTTGTATAGCAGCTCGATTTCTATCTTTTCGCATCTGCTCTAAAGCAGTTCTATTCATTTCGATTTCTTTATCATAAGTTTCTTGAATTATCCTCAACTCTTCATCTTTCAATGCTTGTAGATTAGCTAACACCTGTTCGTCTTCCATTATCCTCGCTTCCTCTAATAAATCTTTGTATTTATCTTCTATTTCCTGCTGTTTAATTCTAAAGGTTTCTTGTAAAAACGCTGTTTTGTCTTCACGTTCCTTTAAAGCTTCTAAAGTTTGTTGTAACCGCTCCTGCTCTTGTTTTTCTAAAAATTTCGTATAGTTCTCTTCAAATTTTTGTCGCTCAACTTCGAGTTCAATATCATATTTCGTATTTATATCAGCTCTTTTAACAAGCCGAGCTTGCTCTAACTGTTCTAAAGCTTTATCATATTTTTCTTTATCATCTTTATACTGTTCTAAAAAATTCAACTGTTCTAAATACCACGCTTCAACGCTTTCTAAATCTTTATTTCGCAGATGCTCTATTTTGCCAAAAGTGTCAAGATTACTCATTAGCTTCTCTTCTTCTAAACTTTTATTATACTCATTACTTTCAGCTAAAATTTTATTTATTTTATCAGTAAAATCTTTATATTCATCAGCTAATTTTTGTAAACGTTCCTGCTCTCTTTTTCTGCGATCTTCTCTGCGTTGTGCAGCCGCCTCTTCAGCAGCTTCTTGTTTTTTATTTTCAGCTTCTATATCAGAATTTCTATTCTTTAGAGTTTCAACTTCATTATTCCAATTTTTTACTTGTTGTTCTAATAGTTTATACGCCGTTTCAGCTTGAGAAGATATAAATTTCCCATTTTTGTCTGTAAAAGTCATTTGTAAATAAGCTAATTTCTCATATGATTTTTCAAGATTAGCTGTTAAAAGATCTATTTGAGCATTATTACGTTCAATTTCATTAGCATTTTCAATATCTAATTGTATCAAAGTTTTTTTGTATTCTCTTTCATTTTCCTTTAAAGCTTCAACGTAATCTTTAATATCATCTTGCATAGCCTTGTAAGCCTTTTTATTAGCACGCTCACGCTCTCTCAAAGCCTTCTTATGCTCTCTTGCTAATTGTTTTTCACTTTTTTCCACCTCTGCATTGCTATCTACCAAATCTTTGTTACTTTTAAAGATGCCTCCAAATAGTTTCCCTACTGCCTTTCCAAAATCTCCGAGCCATCCAACTACTTTTTTTACAACTTCAATGACTTTATCAAAATTGCCTATTAACATACCTAAAGCTACCACGAGTGCACCTATTCCAGTGCTCATCAGAGCCACTCTGAAAGCCTTCATTGCACCTGTAGAGGTTCCAACAGCCATCGTATACATTTTTTGCGAAGCTGTAAGTAGCTTATTTGCTGTTATGCGAGCATACTGTCCTAACAACGTTTGTTTTTCAAAAGCTTGTGCAACTTGCAAAATAGCATTGTAGCTCTGTTGCACTATCATCATCTTACTCATTATCTGTAAATACTTTTCGCTCTCACCGCCAAGCAACCCCATCACACCTGTAAACGCTTGATAGCTATTTACAGCCACATTGATGCCCTGCATTGTTAAATTCATTTTTCTATGATCTTGCGAGAGCTGTTGCACCTGCATCTGTAAATCCGAATAAGTGTCTTTTAATTGCGCTGCACGCTCCAAAGCCTCTACTCCTATAGCCGATTTAGTGCCCGCCTGTATTGCAATTTGCTGATACTCGTAAATCGCAGTCCTGTATTGCCTAATAGATAAATTACCTTCGTCTATATTTTTGTTTAGTTCAGCCATTCGTTGTGATAGTTTATCTACCCCTGTAGTTTCAGCCACACTTTTATTTATATTTTGCCCTAAATTGCGTGCATTAGCTTCAGCCTGCTTTGTGTCTAACTTTGCTCTAAAAATTATATCTTTTGCCATATTAAAAAATTTTTTATGTTTGATAAATCCAGTGATGTTGAATCTCGTCCCACACGTACGTTCCTGCTAACTTTCCATTAGCTTCATAATCACTGATAAATTCTTCACTATGAGCACCTATACAGCCTGTTCCAAGGGTTGCGTTCGCTCCGATAGTTATCTTTGTAAAATTACTATTTCTAAAAGCATATTCCCCAACTGTCTGCACATTCGGACACTCGAACGCACCATCGAATTGACTATAATAAAACGCAC